TGGGCTCCAATATTGGAGCCCATTTTTTTGCATGTTATTTGGTGAACACATGATCCGTACAAAGGTTTATATCGCTGGGCCAATGTCTGGTTTGCCAGATTGCAATCGCCACGCGTTTAACTTGGCAGCACAAGTACAAAAGTCGTTATCTCATATTGTGCTTAACCCTGCCACTTTGCCTGTGGGTTTGTCTGAACCTGAATACATGCAGATTGGGTTAACCATGTTGATGTGTGCTGACATGATTTATCTGTTGGATGGTTGGGAGCAATCACACGGTGCACGGGCAGAGCATGCATTAGCGCAAAAGCTTGGCTTACATATTGTTTACCAGGAGGGCATTGATCATGAAATAGCATTAATTGGTTTGGTGGGTGAAGAACACTTCTAGCCGCCAGCGTGAATGCTCGCACGTTTAATCACATCGAGTGGTTCGCTTTACAACATAGTCAGCGAAAGGTGGCCGCGCTTTCACATAAGTGATAACGGCATGGCGTAGTTCGGGTTTGCGCCCCGTTAATGTATCAATAGCTATCATATGAATATTTATTTGGGGGTAATTATGGCTAACAGAATGACAGTGGCTGGCCTTAGCTTGTCGGCCGCTGCTTTTATTGGTTTGGTTATTTCCGAAGGGTTTGCGCCTACTGCGACAATCCCAGTAAAAGGCGATCGGCCTACCGTGGGCTTTGGGTCCACTTACCACATTGATGAACGTCCGGTTAAGTTAGGTGATGCAGTTACCCCCATTAATGCGCTGCAAATAGCCAAGGCGCATATCTCTAAAGATGAAACCCGATTTCGACAAAGCTTAATTGGCGCAGAGCTTAACCAGGCTGAATATGATTTATATATCGACTGGGTTTACCAGTACGGCATTGGCCGTTGGCTAAAGTCGCCCATGCGTGTGCATGTGTTAAATGCCGAATATCGGCAAGCATGTGATGCGTTGCTGTTACCCCAATACCGAACCGTTGCAGGTTTTGATTGTTCAACACCGGGTAACAAACGGTGTTATGGCGTATGGACCCGAGCGCAAGACCGACACAGGCAATGCGTAAACTCACTTCAAGCGCCGCAATAACCGCGGCGTTATTGTTTGAGGGACTTGTAATGTTTAATGACTTAAAAAACACAGTGCTGTTAATCGTTGTACTTCTTATGGCCACCTTGCTTGGCGTAGGTTCATTGGGTATGTATTCACTTAAAGCCAAGAATAAAACGCTAAGTGATAACCTACTGCAATCGCAAGTAAGTGTTGAAGCGCTATTAAGCAGCAACGACAACCAAGCCGAACGCATTAAAACGCTTGAGCGTGATTACCGTGTGATGACCGAGCTTAATGCAGATCATCGAAAACAGGTTATCGATTTACAAGCAACACATGAAAGCCGTATTGCTAAGGCCAATCTGATTAAGGACTCAACCGATGAACCTACAAAAGATTGGGCTAATGCTTTGCTGCCTGCTGATGCTTTGCAGCTGCTCAAGCCAACCGATTGTAAAAGTGGTGACCCAAACCCAAACGGTGTATGTGTTACCACCGCCCGATTGGTTAGCCCTGTGCAGCATCCCTGATTTTATTGGTACCACCAATATTGATTTACTTAAACACTCACTTACCCAAACCAATGCGCTAGCAACTTGCAATGCAAGCATGCTGCGCCTACAACAATGGCGGTTACAGCATGAGCATAACGACTGAGTTAAGTTCAAAAATCACGTCGGTTGTCTCGTATCTAGCCTCACTTTTAACGGCACTTGGCAGCTATGTGAACAATATGGATATTGGCGTTTTAGTGGGTGGCGGCTGTGCCATTTTTACTGCATTGATTAACTGGTTTTATCAAGCCAGAAAAAAAGAACGCGCTGCACGCAAAAGTGAGCGTGATGAAAAGATAGCAAAAATACTAGAAGAAAATGCCAGGCTAAATCAGCAGTTATTGCTTAGGCAGTTGCAACACATTGAAGAAGAACGCTGTAGCCATGTGATTGAAGATATTGAGGCCGAACCCAAATGAACGCATTCAAACCCGCATTTCGACCAGCAATACGGCCAGCTATAACGTCAGTGTTTGGTGTTCAAGTTCCTGTTATCGCGCCACCATCATTAGTATCTCAGCCACAAAGTAAAACGGTTGATGAGTACGCACTAGCTACGTTTAGTTGTGAAGTTACTGGCGGTGTTGCGCCATACTCATATCAATGGAAAAAGAACGCTGCGAACGTTGGCACCAATAGTGCGGCGTTGTCATTTACTGCCGCCGCTACTGATAAGAATGCATCGATTACGGTTACTGTGACTGATAGCGTTGGCGCTTTAATCACGTCTAGTGCTGCAATTTTAGGTGTGACTAGTTATGTATATCGGCTAGACGGTATAACTCAGTACATCCAACTTTCAAGCAATGTAAATGTTTTAGCTAATGATTTAATTGAGCTTAACTTTAAAGCTCCAGTTGCAGCGTATAATAACGCTTACTTTATTGCTGGAACAGACTCACCAACGGAGCCATACTACCTTTTATTTGCAATCGACAGCACAGGGAGGTTTGATAGGCGGCCGGTAGCGAGTACGGTCGTAGTCGATGGGATAGAGACTACTTTACTTCCTCTTGATGGGGCGTATCACAATGTAAAATCTTTAGTTAGTGCATCAAGCTGGTTTAGGTGGCTAGGCGTAAGATATTCGCTTGACCAAAGATTTGCAGCGTTCCCTCTATTCAAGCTTTCAGTTAAAAGGTCTGGCGTAGAAATAATAAATATACCGCTTAACAATAAGGGCCAAGGAGCGAATCAACTTGCAACCGTTGGAAGTGTTAACGCAACCATAATTAACTACAACGCAGCAGGGTGGGTAGCGATATGACAAACCTAGAAGCATGGGTTAACTCTGGTATTTATGTCTTTGTAGTTTTATCTGAGAAAGGATACCAAGACAACGATATAGCCAAGCAGTCGTGGCCTTATGCAGTGTTGTATGGTGATTATCGATTAGTTAACTTTCACAAAGATAGTGCTGAATACTTTTTAGACCATTTAAAATCGTTAGGGTGCGAACCTAACTTCGGCATTAGCGACACAACGCCGATGCTATTAACCTGGGATGAAGCGCTTGAATTTGCAGCCCAGTTTGCAACCGAGATAGAAGAATCTAACACCCCATAACACCCGCACCCCACCCAAGGAATTCACATGATATACATCGAAAATTTAACGGTGACTACGTCGGCCGTGGACGTTACGCGCCCAGGTGTTATGCAAAGTTGCAAACAACACCAGCTTGTTTTTAGCGGTGACAACATCACGCTGACTTACACCATTAACGGCACTGACTTTACTCAAGCAAACCTTGAAGCAGGTAGCCATAACATTGAGCTTGGCAACATTGAAAAATTTACACTAACCAGCGCAGGTACAAGCACTGCGATTATCCAAGGTTACTAATTCTCAGCAAGCAAAATAACAGGTCCACTATGGCACGTATTCCTACACCTGAAGCCGCGCCAGTGCTACTGAATAAAACTGACCTATGCAAAAGCTTGGGTATTAGTACCCAAGCGTTCGACAAGTGGGACGTGCCAATAAACAGTAAAAAAGGTCGTGAGTGTTTATACACTATGGCCGATGTTGTTGGTAATCGGGTGGCTAATGAGCGTAAAAAAAGTATTAGCAAACCGTTAGAAGATGAAGACGAAAAACCCAATATCGACTTTGAACGTTACCGATTAGTTAAAGCGCAAGCAGACGGCCAAGAGCTTAAAAACGAAAAAGACCGCAAAGAAGTGGTCGAGGTCGCATTTTGCTCATTTGTACTAAGCCGTATCGCTGCGCAAATATCGCCAGTGCTGGACCAAATACACATTCGTGTAAAACGCAAATTCCCCGACATGCCAGAACGAACCATAGACGCCATTCGCGCCGAAGTAATTAAAAGCCAAAACACAGCCGCTGAACTGGCCAACGGCATTGAGGATTTATTGGATGAATATATCAGCAGCACAGATTAACAATCTGAAAGCCGCTGTATCTGCTGGTCTTAAATCGTTTTACCGTCCACCCGTTTTAACCTGTAGTGAATACGCCGACACGCATTTTTATATGTCGTCTGAATCGTCTTACACCGAAGGCAAATGGGAAAGCCTACCGTTTCAAATCGGCATATTGAATGCCATGGGTAACGACCAAATCACCACGCTGAATATTATGAAGTCAGCGCGTGTGGGTTACACCAAAATGCTCATGGCCAATGCGGGTTACAAGATAGAACACAAAAAGCGTAACGTGTTGATATACCAGCCTACTGATGGCATCGCTAAAAAGTTCATGAAAAAGCATGTTGAAACCGCCATACGTGACATGCCGATTTGGAAAGCCTTAGCACCATGGATTGGTAAAAAACATAAAGATAATACTTTAGAAGATAAAATTTTTACCAATGGAAAAACATTATTGGTGCGTGGTGGTACTGCTGCCGCCAACTATCGTGAACACTCTGTTGATGATGTTATCTATGATGAATTAGCCGGTTTTGACGAGTCAATCGAACACGAAGGTAACGCCACATCGTTAGGTGATACCCGTGTTGAACTGTCGATGTTTCCTAAATCGATTCGTGGATCTACCCCCAAAATTCTCGGTACCTGCCAAATTGAAAAGGCCTGTAGCGAAAGTGGGTACCAATTTAGATTTAACTTGCCCTGCCCACACTGCGACGAACTGCAGCATTTAAAGTGGGGCGGTAAAACTGAACCGTTTGGTATTAAGTGGCAAGGTAGCGACCCAAAAACAGCCTATTACGTGTGCGAACACTGCGGTTGTTGCATTGAAAACAATCAACTGCACGACATGGAAGAACACCCACGCGCCGTGTGGATATGCGACAAAACGGGCGTGTACACCCCAGATTTTATTTCGTTTTTTGATAAAGACGGCAACGACTTTTTAACCCCCGAAAATATCTCGATTTATATCTGGTCGGCCTACAACACGCTTAACAGCTGGGCCAAGCTAGTCACCGAGTTTTACAAAGCCAAAGGCGACAAAGAAAAGTTACAAACCTTTGTTAACACCAAGCTAGGCCAACCGTGGGACAACGACAACGGCGAACGCATTGAGTGGGAAGACTTAGGCCGACGCCGTGAAATGTACCCCAACGGTAAAATGCCAGATTGGGTTGTGTATGTCACCGCGGGTGTTGATACCCAAAACGACCGTTATGAAGGCCGAATTTGGGGCTGGGGCGCAGGTAAAGAGTGCGCCTTAATCGATAGGTTTATTTTGTATGGTGACCCAGATAGTCAAATTCTGCTTGATAAAGTCGCGCTGCGATTAAACCAAAGTTACACCCGTAACGACGGCATTGTGTTGAACATAGGAACAACAGGCTGGGACTCGGGCGGTCACTACACTGATACCGTTTACTCAATGAGTAAAAAGCTGGGCTTGTACCGCGTGGTACCCGTAAAAGGCGCCAATGTGTACGGCAAACCGATTGCTAATTTCCCGCGCAAACGAACTAACAAAGGCGTTTATTTAACTGAGGTCGGTACCGACAACGCCAAAGAGTTGATCATGGCTATGATGCGCACTCAACCCAGTGTTGATACGCGTAAACCTGGTGCAATTCATTTGCCGTTAAATGAAAGCATTTGTGATGACGCCGAACTACAACAGTTAACGTCTGAACGCAAAAGGCCAACGCGCCGCGACGGCCGCATTGTGTACCGTTGGGACGCAGGCGGTAGACGTAACGAGGCAATCGACTGTTTTGTGTATGCCTTGGCTGCGCTGTATATCGCCATTGATCGCTTTGGCATTAATCTCGACTCGCTCAGTAAAGTGATAACAAATAAAGACGAAAACCCATCATCAACCGATGAATCCCCCAAACCTAAAAAACCGAAAAATAGCCAAGCCAATAACTGGTTAAATGGTGGATCGGCAAAATCAGGAGGCTGGCTGTAATGTCAAAGCAACAAGCGGTAGACATGGTCGCGCTGTATATCGAAGCCGAAAAAGATGTACTGGCGGGTAAGTCCGTCAGCATTAACGGCAAGATGATGACCAGTGAAGACCTAGAACAAATTCGCAAAGGCCGCATTGAATGGCAGCGCACCTTAAGCATGTACACCCGTCCACGGGGTACCACACTCGCCCGATTTAATTAGGAAACAATATGGATAACCAACATAAAAAAATCAAAGGCTATCGCGATTTAAGCCAGCAAGAAATTGATTTGATGAATCGAATTAAGGCGCACGCCGATGGTACTGCTGTGCTACTTAAAGAAGTGGGAAAGATGCGCGACGACGAACAAAGCGAACTTGCGCCCATGGCTCTAGAGCAGTTTATCGAATCTAAGCGCTGCCTAGCTCTAGCTAAAAACCACTTGCAGACGGGCCAGATGTGGTTTGTTCGTGCAGTGGCTTTACCTGACTCATTTTAAAAGAGGCACAGCATGAGCATTATTAACGATGCACTATCGTACATAGCCCCACGCTGGGCACTTAATCGTGAAGCGGCCGCAATGAGTTATCGCAACCTTAAAGGTTACGAGGCGGCCAACCCAAGCCGAACCCACAAAGCCAATAAAGAGGGACGCGGTGCCAACCAAGCGGTATTTGCTGCAGGTAAAAGCTTGCGTGAGCAGGCGCGATGGTTAGACGAAAATCACGATCTCAGTATTGGCATTTTAGACCGCATGGAAGAACGGGTTATAGGTGCGCAAGGTATTGTGGTTGAACCACAACCCCGCAGCATAAGCGGAGAAATACTGGACGACCTCGCCAATGAAATACAACGCCGTTTTGCAACATGGTCATTAAAGCCAGACGTAACAGGGCGCTACACAAGGCCAGAGCTTGAACGCTTAGTATTACGAACCGCATTGCGTGATGGTGAAGTATTCGGCCAGCAAGTGCGTGGCAAGGTAGCCAAGTTTGGTCACCCAAACCCGCAAGGTACGCAATACAGCATTGAAGCGTTAGAACCTGATTACATTCCGTTTGAACTTAACGATGTATCAAGTCGCGTTCGCCAAGGGTTAGAGGTTAATAGTTGGGGGCAGGTGGTTAATTACCATGTACTGCTTGATCACCCGTCTGACCAAATCGGCTTTCGTTATAAAACCAAAACTGTACCTGCTAGCAACATGCTGCACTTGGGCTTATTTAAACGCCTGCACCAGCTGCGTGGTATCAGCATTTTTCACGGCATTTTAACCCGCCTTGGCGACATTAAAGACTATGAAGAATCTGAACGGGTAGCAGCGCGTATTGCTGCCGCTTTAGCGTTTTACATTAAACGCGGTGACGCGGCTATGTTTATTCCCGATTCTGGCGAAAGCCAAAGCCGCGAAATTAACATTGCACCAGGTATGACGTTCGACGACCTCGCACCCGGTGAAGACGTTGGCATGATTGAGTCAAATCGCCCTAACGTGCATTTAGTCGATTTTCGTAACGGCCAGTTAAAAGCCTGTGCTGCAGGTACCCGCGGCAGTTACTCGAGCATTGCCCGTGACTATAAAGGCAGCTACTCAAGCCAGCGCCAAGAGTTGGTAGAGCAAGACGAATCGAATCGCATTATGCAGCAATGGTTTTGTGCAGGTTGGGCGCGGCCTGCGTTTCGTAACTGGTTACAAATGGAATTGATGAACAAGCAAGACCCATTAATTTTACCGCCAGACCTAGACCAACGCACCTTGTTTGATTCGGTGTATTACGGCCCCACCATGCCATGGATTGACCCACGTAAAGAAGCCCAAGGATGGGAAATGATGATAGCCGGTAATGTTGCCTCTGAGGCTGATTGGACCCGTGCCCGAGGTCGTAACCCAAGCGAAGTTAAACGCCAGCGTGAGCGCGAAGTGAAACACAATCGTGAAAACGACATGGTGACACCTAACGACCCAGAGCCACAAAACGGAGTAACCCCAAGTGAAAAAGACACTAATGCATCAGGCGGCCGTGGCCGCAGCAATGTTGTTCGCACCACAAGCAAGCCTGACCCTGACACCGACCAATAAGCCTGATAAAAGCTGGTACAGCTTAAAGGCGCAAAACGGTAATGCCGAATTAATGATTTATGACGAAATTGGTGGATGGGGCATTAGTGCCCGTCAATTCGCCAGTGACTTACAAGCATTAGGCAAAATAGGCACCTTAACGGCACGCATTCATTCCCCTGGTGGTGATGTGTTTGAAGGCATGGCGATTTACAACATGATCAAAGGTCACCCAGCGCACAAGGTTTGCCATATTGACGGCCTTGCTGCATCAATGGCCAGTGTGATTGCCATGGCTTTTGATGAAGTCATCATGCCCGAAAACGCCATGATGATGGTGCATAAACCATGGGGCGGCACATTAGGTGACGCAGACGATATGCGCAAATATGCCGACTTACTCGATAAAGTCGAAAGTAACTTAGTTGGTGCTTATCAACAAAAAACAGGTTTGCCAGAAGATGAGCTACATACGCTTTTGGCTGCTGAAACATGGCTAACTGGCCGCGAAGCGGTTGAAAAAGGTTTCGCCAACACCCTCACTGAACCGCTTCAAATGGCGGCTTCGCTTAACTCAAAAAGACTCAAGGACTTTGCTAATATGCCTGAATCTCTAAAAAACCTGTTTGCACCACAGGGTAACGTACCTGGTGTAACTAATCCTCCTGCGCCAGCAGCCAATCCACCAACACCAGCCGCATCGGTACCAGCACCTGCTGCACCATCAGCCGCTGATATTCACGCCGCTGCTAAAGCAATGAACAAAGCACGAACCGACGGTATTAACACCGCGTTCGCGACGTTCCCGCAACTCACTGAGCTAAAAAATAGCTGTCTTGCAAATGATGATATTGACGCAGACAAAGCCAAAGACATGATTTTGGCTAAGTTGGGTGAAGGTACTACACCGTTAGCGGCACAGCCTAACCGTGTGATCATTCATGCTGGTAACGGTAACTTGGTGGGTGACTCAATTCGTGCGCATGTGATGCATCGTGCTGGTCATGGCGAAATACAGAAAGACAATGCTTACGGAAGTTACAACTTGCGTGAACTTGCCCGTGCATCGTTAGTTGATCGCGGCATTGGCATTGCCAATCTAAACCCAATGCAAATGGTTGGCTTGGCGTTTACTCATAGCTCAAGCGACTTTGGTAACATCTTATTAGATGTGGCTAATAAGTCGGTGTTAATGGGCTGGGAAACCGCTGAAGAAACCTTTGAACGCTGGACTAAAAAAGGCCAGTTAGGTGATTTTAAGATTGCTCAACGTGTAGGGCTAGGTGACTTCAACAGCTTGCGTAAAGTGCGTGAAGGTGCTGAATACAAGTACATCACGTTAGGTGACCGTGCAGAGCAAATCGCATTAGCAACCTATGGCGAACTGTTCTCTATTACTCGCCAGGCTATCATCAATGATGATATGAGCATGTTAACTGACATTCCAATGAAAATGGGCTTTGCAGCTAAAGGCACCATTGGTGACTTGGTTTATGCAGTGTTAACGGGCAATCCTAAAATGTCAGACGGTAAAGCATTGTTCCATACTGACCATGGCAACTTAGGCAGTGGCGCACCAAGCGTTGCCGCGTTAGACGCTGGCCGTCAGTTAATGCGCAAGCAAAAGTCTGGTACTCGACACTTAAACATTCGCCCTGAGTTTGTATTGTGTCCGGTTGCGCTTGAAACAACGATGAATCAAATCATCAAATCAAGCTCAGTTAAAGGCGCTGATGTTAACGCTGGCATTGCTAACCCTATCCAAAACTTTGCCGAAGTGATTGCAGAGTCACGTTTAGATGATGCAAGTGCTGCAGCATGGTACTTAGCCGCTGGCCAAGGCCGAGACACAATTGAAGTGGCTTATCTTGATGGCATGGACACACCATACATTGAACAGCAAGCAGGTTTTACCATTGACGGTGTTGCAACCAAAGTGCGTATCGATGCGGGTGTTGCACCACTTGATCACCGTGGATTGGTTAAATCAACGGGTGTGTAACACGCATCCATTTCGAAATAAAAGCGGCCGCTAACTCGATTGAGTCAGCGGCCTTTTTAATGGCAAATTTTTAACGTAATTGGGAAAAAACCTTATGAAAAATTGTGTATCAGATGGTAATACCATCGAATTTATCGCCACTGCCCTTGTTGCCAGTGGTGACCCAGTATTATTAGGTAAAGTGGTTGCCGTGTCGCTTGGCAATGTTGCTATTGGTGAACCAGGTGTGGGTGCAACTGAAGGTGTGTATGAATTGCCAAAAGTGACCGCCGATGACATTACCCAAGGTGGGCAGGTGTATATCAAGGCTGATGGCATGATCACTAGTGTAGCATCTGGCAATACCTTAGCCGGTAAAGCATGGGCTGATGCGGCTAACCCGAGTGATAGCGTTTGGGTAAAAATTAATGCCTAGTTTGGGTGCGGTATTTGCTGATCGGGTAAATGCCAAAATAGTACGGGTTTTTCAGCGCTTGGCTGACCCGTGCGACTTTGCCCCAGTGGACGGAGCAACACCCTACACCCGTTTGGTATCGTTAGACGATAATGGCAGCGAAATTGCCGCATCGGCTAATGAGTATGTGCCAGAGTTAGTCATGCGTGCTGAGTTTTTACTTAGTGAGGGTGATGTTAATTCAGGTGATATTTTCACTATTGGCGGTACTGAATGCCGATTAACGCAAAGGGTTAGCACCGATTCAGTGTGTGTGACCTATGTGTATTTACAAATGTAGGTGTTGTTATGGCATTAACAAGCACAGGATTTGATGCAGTTGATCGCGAGCTTAAACGCATGCGTGATGCACAATCACCCGCAATTGCTAAGGCTATAGACGATGCAGCTAAATTTGGTAACCAACTTGCTGTAGATGGAATATTCACAAAATACGGCTTTAAGTCTAAGTCGTATGTTGAACAGCATTTTAGTATCAGCATTAACCCAAAAACCCTAACCGCATCAATTAGCGCAAGGATGCGCGCAAGTACGTTAACCCGCTTTGCTAGTCCCCGTTATAAAGTGGGTAAACGAGCGCAAAGGGTTGCTGGCGGTTTCAGCATAAACGTTATTCGCAATCAGCCTGTGTGGTTTAGTGGTGCGTTTACTGTCATTGGCCGCAACGGTAATCAACTAATGTTCAGTCGCAAAAAGGGTGATAACTCTTGGCGCAGCTTGAGTGGACAAAAAGCGTTATACGGCCCTTCAGTGGCAGGCAGCTTTGGCTTTATGCGTGACGATTTAGAGCCACCCATTATTGCCCATCTGCGTAAAAAATACGGCCAATACGCTAAATAGTCTTTTACCAGGCATCGAGGTACCCATGATCCAAACCCTGATAGACCGACTCAAGTTGGTTGACGGCGCAACTGTGCGTGAAGGCTTTTATGCCCAAGGCCTTGCAAAAGAACAGCAGTTTATCTTTTTGCAACCTTACACCGACTTGTTCAGTGCTAACAATGGCATCAACCCTTACCGTGACGATCTCGCATTACAAGTTGTTGCCGGTATCAATTTAAGCAAATCGACCACCCCAACCGCAGAGCTAATTAATTTAGTTCGCGACATCCGCAGCGCATTCTTTAAAGACGAACGTAATACCGAAAAACCGTCATGGCTACCCAAAGCTATTACGTTTAAAGAATCTGAGCCCTGTAAATACATCATGCCCGAAGCCCACGAAAAACATGGTCTGGCGGTCATCACTTTAAACTTAATTCATACAGTACCATTCGGAGAAAAACTATGAGCGAGACAGTCGTAGAGAGCTACATCGGTTCGGGCATCGTGTATGTCAACGGCCGCGATGTGGGTAACGCCAGCGGCGTGAATATCTCAATCGAGCAAGAAACCAAAGAGCAACCAAACTATCGCGGTGGCGGCGGTAATGCTGCTGAAATCACCGTGGTTAAATCGGTTAACTTATCCATGACGTTAAACGACTTTAGCAATGCCAACTTAGCGTTAGCACTGCGCGGTAAAATTGACGTGCTAACGGCAGAATCCGTTACTGATGAAGTAGTAACTGCTGTGCTAGATGGCTTAGCCGATACCGTAAAAATGATAGATACCGAGATTCCTGCTGTGGTGACCGACACGGCTGGCACCACAACTTACGATGTGAACACCGATTACATTGTCAGTGCTGCGGGTATTCGCGCATTAAGCACAGGTGCTATCACGGCAGCTGAATCACTTAAAGTCACTTACACCAGTAAAGCCGGTAATGCGTTGCAAGCACTGGTTGAGTCTGGCGAAGAAGTGAAGGTGGTAGTTGATGGTATTAACGACGTGACCGGCAAAGCAAGTGTGCTTAAGTTTTATCGCTGGAAGCCTACACCAACATCGGGCCTAGACTTAATTGGCGACGACTTCGGTTCATTCGATATCGAAGGCGGCGTTCTTGCCGACAGCAGCATTGTTGCAGCGGGTAAGTCTAAGTTCTTTGTGCGTAGCGCAGCGTAAGTTGCAGTAAAAAAAAGTGCATTAACCAAAAAGCCCACTAAATAGTGAGTGGGCTTTTTTAATGTAAGACTAATTAACGCAATCGAGCTTGTTTATCTGCCATTCTGGCTAATGTGGCAATCTGCTGGTTTGCAGCTTCACTAATTTCTAACAACTGCGAAAGGTTCAAAAATCGCGGTTCGCGAATGTAGTTCACTAATTTATCTCGGCTAGTAACAAACTGGTCGTCACTAACGGGTTGCGCAGAAACCACTTTTCCGCCACCCCATGTAAATAACATGCGTGCATGATCAAACGGATCTTGCAGCTTAGTTAAACGTTGTTGTGCATCATTAAAGGCATTAATAAAGTTGATTTTTAAATCCGCGGCCTTTGCACCAGTAAAGCCCATGACTAAAAACATAAACCCGTCTTTGGTCATTTCGTAGATTTTAGATTGACGACTACGATCAGCTCCAAGCTCAACTTTTATCGTATTAACGCAAAAATGCGTTGATACAAATTGTCTTGGTGCATCTTGCATTATGTAGTCTAGTTTACGTAAAACATCGGCATGACGTTTGCCAAAATAATCGGCCACAACCTGTGAGTTGGTAATGGTTTGTTTGCCGTTAATAAAAACAAGTTGCGCAGAGTGATTTTGATTTGTTAATGCAGACATAATAAAACTCCTTGGTTCGTGAGTTCTCATCAACCAAGAAGGCTAAACTTGGGTGATGAGCTGAACAGGGTTAGCCTTACCGCCCCAAGGAAGCGGCGCACCGAAGTGCCCCCATCCAGCCCACCATAGTAGTGGTGCGCTGAATCACGCAATAAAAAACCAGCTATAAAGGCTGGCGACTATTGCGCCTTGGGTATTGCGAGAGGCTAATCCCGGCATTGGATTTTGCCAATGCCTAAATAGTATCGCCCCACTTAGGCGCATTTGTCAATTTGTTATCACTTAACTGAGCAGGTGATCGTTAGTGGTAAATGGATTTTGTTTTTAGATTGTCATCGATGTAGAATCAAATTAATTCAACAAGGTGGTGTTCTATGGATAGAAAATTATTAGTTTTGATTATGGCCATGCTGGCAACCCCCGTTACAGCAGAAGTGTACAAGTGTGCTGATGGTATATACCAAGCCGACCCGTGCGACGAACAAAGCCAACCCCTTGATTTAAGTGGAGTGGGCAGTTTCGTTTCTCAATCTGGTGATGTTGCCGCAATCGATGAAGTTTCAAGTAGTAGCGATAAATCCGACATTAAGACTGCCGATAAAAAACAAAGTTTTTCTGACTATCTAAGAAAACAAGAATTAGAGCGTAAAATCAAAAATCTTGAAAAAGACAAAAAGAAAGCATTTATCAGCCGTGATAAAAAAATTACCCAATTAAGATCTAACGGTAATCGCGCAAATAATAATTTAGCTGGCGCAACATGGCAACAAAGTCTCGCGCAGGAAATGACAGCGGTAATGCAACAGGCCAGTACCGAAGTAGAGTCAATTGATAGAGAAATAGCATCATTAAAGGACGAGCTAAAACAGCTTTAATCCTTAAACAAACAAATATGGCTACCGCAAGGTGGCCTTTTTTTTACCCCACCAATTTATAAATATCACCAGACGTAATCAAGAAGCCTTGATCACGTGGCTTTTTGCTGCCCAAAGGAAATATTATGAGTTTTAAAGACCAAGTGATTAACCTGATCATTCAGGGTAAAGACCTATTTTCAAGCGAGGCTAAAAAGTCTGAAAAGGCAGTGGCTGAGTTAGCGGCAGAAAGCGAAATTTTAAATGCACGCTTAAAAGAGTTAGAAGATCTTCAAGCGGCCGCCAATTCAATTGATGATTTAACTGCATCAATCAGTAAAGGCGAACGTGCCTATAAAGATAACTCGGTTGCACTCGACAAGTTAGTCACTGAACAAAAGGCAGCCGTTAAAGAATTAAAACAACTTGAAGCAGCTCAAAAGGCGGCTGAAGGTTCCACTAATCAACTTGAGCAAGAATACAATCAAGCTCAAGCGGCATTAGTTAAATACGAAACCGAGCTACAACAAGCTCGTGTTGAAGTGGCAAAACTCAGTACCGAACAGCAGCAAGGTGCCACGGCCAGTAAAGAGCAAGCAACCGCATTAACCAAAGCCAGTGCCGACTTACAAAAGTTAACTAATGAGCAAACCAGTGCAAAAAATGCAGCCAACGAACTTGCCACAGCATTAGATAAACAGCGCCGTGATCTGCTTGAGGTTAGCACCGCCACCGAAGCGGCTAGTCGCAATAAAGCTGATTACACATTAAAGGTTAAAACTGCTCGCACCGAGGTAAACCAGTTAGCGAGCAGCATTAATAAGAATAAAACCGAGTTAGACAAAAATACTGCCAGTTTAAAAACGGCTGGTATCAGCATGGAGAATCTTGCTGATGCCACCAAGGATTTAAAGCAGCAACAAGCCGCTGCAGAAACCGCATTAAGCGGCGTTAACACTAAGCTTGAAAAGCACAATAAGCTATTAAACGAGTCGAAAAAGCAAGCTGGTGATTTCGGTGGCAGCATTAAAAGTGCTACTTCCTCACTAGTTGCCATGGCTGGTGCCTACATTGGTATCGATAAACTCTGGGAAAGCCTTAAGTCGGTACTCACTGCAGGTGATGAAGCCAAAGCCTTTGCTGTGCAAATGACCGCAATGATGGGCAGCATTGCCAGCGGTGAGCAGGCAACGCAATGGATTAAAGACTTTGCTAATAATACCGGTACCCGTTTAGATACCGCTAAGCAAGCGTTCGCATCGTTAAAAACATTTGGCATTGATCCAATGAATGGATCATTACAGTCAATGGTCGATTACAACGCACGCTTAGGTGGAAGCCAAGAAAAGCTTGAAGGTATCATTTTGGCTGTCGGCCAAGCATGGGCTAAACAAAAACTGCAGGGTGAAGAAATACTGCAGTTAGTTGAACGCGGCGTTCCTGTGTGGGACTTGCTTGAAAAAGTCACGGGTAAAAACGTGACTCAGTTGCAAAAAATGAGTGCGGCAGGCGAGTTGGGCCGCGATGTCATGAAGCAACTGTTTGACGAAATGGGCAAACAAGCTAACGGCCAAGCATCAAAAAGCTTAGAGTTATTAGGCGGGCAGATTAATTTAATCTCTAATAAGTGGACCGAGTTTAAGCAAATTATTGCCGATTCTGGTGCATACCAGGTAGCGGTCGATTTACTTAAAGACATTAACGCAAGGTTTGATGAGTTAAATAATAGCGGAAAGATAAAGGAAGCCGCACAGGATATCAGTGATTTTTTTACCACCATACTTAAGGATGGTGGCGATAGCATTAAGGGAACACTAGAAAATATTACTGCATTCACAACGGGTTTAAATGTTGTGTCTGGTAGTTTACGTGCGTTGTTTAATGGTTTGTCGTTAATGGTATCCTCTTTTGGTGCTGCGGTTGCTGGTGCGTTTGCCATGTTCCCACTAGGTATGGCAAAGGCACTTAGTATTTTTGGTACCAATACGCTTTCAAATAAGTTTCAAGAGACTGCTGATGCGCTACTTTCAATATCTAAAGCATATGTTGAGCAAGTTAAGCAAGATGCTAAAGATGTTGCGGCAGCACTTAAACAAGCTGGTGTAGACATTAAAAGTGATTCTGATGAAACGACAAAAACACAGGTTGAGAATGCAGCAAAAGTTAAAGAAGCCATGCAATCTCAAGCCGAGGCACGCTATAGCGCTTACCAAAAGGATGTTGCAACCAGTGAGAAATTATCAGACCTAGCTCAAAAAGAAGTTGATGATTGGAAGGCTCGACAAAAGGCAGCAGAAGATCATTACACAAACTTAAAAAATAGCGGTACCGCTACGTTAGAGGAAATCGAAGCCGCCGAAACAAGGTATGGTAATGCCACCTTAAAAGTGACTGATTTATTGGTTGCTCAATATTCTGCCCAGCGTGATTTAACCGATTCACAATTAAAGCTAAACGCGGCGACTGTAGTTTTTCTATCTGCTCAAAGCGAACTTGCCGACAGAGAGCTAAGCAAGGTTCGGGATGCTTATATCGAGGGTACTGCATCAGTTGAGGACTACCAGAAAGCCCAAGCCAAAGCAAAATCGGCAGCAGAAGCATTAGCGAAAGCACAAGGTGAATTGGCTGACTCAACCGACGCACAAACAAGGGCTGTTAATGATTATGAAGCAGCGATGGAGCAAGCCAATGTCACAACATTAAAGTCTCTGCAAGATTTAGCGGCCAAAGCAAAAATAGCTTATAACCAGACTAGTGAAGCCATTAAAAATGGAGTTGGCTCAACTTATGACGCTGAACAGGCATTTTTAAAATATGCAGAAGCATCGATAAAAGCTGCGGCGGCTGGTGATAAGCAGGTAGAGGCCAGCATTCGTCAGCAAGCTGCCAACCTTGGCTTAAGCGATAATATTGAGGATTTGATTAAGCAGTATTATCGACTAAAAGACTCACAAAAGGGCTTGGTTAATGATGTTAATGATACTGAAGAGCAAATAAATACTGCGAACCAAAACATTGGTACTACCATGGAAAACACCATGGGAGTGGTAGTTAAAAGTGCGCAACAAGCTGGTTCTACATTAGCCAGTGTTGCTAAATTTTTCACTGACTATTTAAAAAGCGTTACCGCTGAAGTTGCCGAGCTCAGCACGGGCGCTGTCGCTTACTTTAAGTCGATACTCTATGGCCAAAGGTTATTAACTGACTCAAGCAGTGAGCTAGATAAAACCATTGAAGTTTATAAAAAGCTAAGTGGTGAGATTGGTGACCTGCTTGATGTGCAAGCCAAGTCAGTCGATTTTACCGGCATTACCAATTTTGCCCGTAAAGCCGAGATAGCCGGTAAACAAGCGCAGGCTGCATATTATGGCCAGCGTATTGAACTGCTTAAAATGGTTGATGCACTCGACGCTGCTGAAAGTGGCAATGTTGGCTTAATCAACAGCGCAGAACGTGCCGCAAATTCAATGAACTTGATGAATGATCAAGACTTGGGTTTGCTGCGCACTGCTATCGATTCGGCTAAATCGAGCATGGACTCATTGCGAGAAAGTGCGCAATCAACCCTCGACACTTTGCAAGATGAACTTGACGGCTACCTAGGCCGACAAGATGAAATCGAAAAGCGCCGTTATCAGCAAGAGCTTGCCGATATTAAAACCCAGTTAGCCAAGGCTGAATCTACGGGTGATAAAACACTGATCACCCAACTGAGAGAAGCCGAAAAAACGCTAAACAAGGTTTACGCTTACCGCACCGCCGAAATAAAAGCCCAGCAAGATGCCAGCGAAAAGCAAGCCATTAGCGACGCTGCCACCGCTAAACAACAAACCAATGCCGCCAGTTCGGTGCAAACCAATGTGACTACTCAAACTAAGCCAAGCACGGCTACCACAACGACAACTAGCAGCGACACTGTCGTGTTGCAGTTGCAAGTGGGTAACCGCACGTTTGATGCGCAAACCAAGCGCAGTATTGTGAATGAGTTAGTTGCTGAAATTAAGCGTTTGCAGTCGGTGGGTGGTTAGTTTGGCTTGGACACTTTTCGCAAATTAAAAACGAGGCGCTATGTATAACACCACTATCGACACCATTGTGTTGACCGAGCCATTGCATTGGATCAATCGCAATAATACCCAGCGAGTATCGGCCAATATGAAGCGGGCACTTAACGGTGCCCCGCATATTCAACAAACGGTGATCCCTGCAGGTATTACGTTAGAACTTGGCAGTAAAGATGGTTGGATGCTCCGCAGCGAGTTTGAACAACTACAAGCCCATGCGGCAACCACTGTCACTGAGTTCACCATCAACCAAGACGGCAGTGACATTAATGTGGTGTGGGATAACACGCAAACCAGTGTGATCACTGGTGATGATGTTGACGACCAATTGGGTGGGTATCCCTTACTGACCAACGTGGTATTACGATTTTTAACGCTGTAACTCAACACACAGGTGGCCCATGAGCATTACCCGTAATGATTTAAAGATATTTAAACCCGAATTATTAGGTTCAAGCGATGACGCTGGCGGCCAGCGAACAAAGCTAGAGGTTCAATCTGGTGAGCTTAATGAATTATTTAGAGCGATATCTGATATCGACCACTCACAATCAGCAGTTGATATTGTTAAATGCTATCCAGCGTTAGCGACTGCAGACACCGCCGTTTTACTGGATGGCCATGTGTTTATTAGTCAAAAACCAACTGATGATTTAGTGAGTTTATTACTCGCTGAGGCAGAGCAATTAACTGATGCTGATCGCATGACTGATATGGTTGAGATTCTTGAATCATCGGTGGTGGCAGGGCAGCTTATCCGCAATCGTTTAATTGGCTTATTAGCTGGCCAAGATAGCTTCCCACGATCTTATCTGCAGTCGATTTATCAATTTAATGGCAAAGAATATTATGAAACCATTCGTTTAGCCCAAGGCCAAGTCATCGTTATTTCAGTGGAATACGAAGGCAATGAAGATGCTAGATGGCCCCGCTTTGAACACTTTTGCCAAATTCAAGAAAGCGTCTTTGGTGGCCAAGGTGGTGTAGTGAGCTTTAAGCCGCCAATCCCGTTCGATACGCCCAATTATGATGTGGTGATTAACGGTGAAACGGGTTGCACTAAGCTGCGCTATGTCAGCGAAAATGATGGCATTACATACCATGGCATTACTGAGTTAACGGCTGAGTCTACCAGCGCTGTTATAGCAGTTGCAGAAACTAAAACTGAGCTATTACCCAAAGTTAAAACGATCAGTCTCAGTGCTGGTAATAGCATTACCGTTGGCGATGATAATGATGTTGCCAGTGGGCTTATTTATAAGTCGGTAACGGTTCCTACCGAAGCAGACAAAAGCACCTATTTATACACAGTCAACGATTTACTCGATGATCCATTTTTTGCCGCCAATGGTTTGCAAAACATCACCGTGATTGGCTATTACAATTGGCTTGCAAATATCAGCATTACTGGCAATACGGTGAGTGTGGTTTATAGCGGTAACATTAGAGATGGAGAAACTATTGGTATTAGTTGGTATTCATCATTGCGTTACAGTGTTTATCACAGTGCTAATGCGTTACCAGGTGC